GGGTTATTAATATTATCAGGTGTAAGCTCAATAATATGGTCAACAATGTAACCTGGTTCATCATGACACCTTTCACATGCACCACCATCTATAGTTATTCTTATTGCAATAAATGATGCCCTACACTTTAGCCACCCTTTACCTTTGTAAAAAGATATAGCAAATTCTTTAGCCATAAATACACCTCAAATATACTGTAAAATACACACGAACATTAAATATTATCGTGTTTTATTGTTCGTATTTTTGCTCTGGAATGTTTTATTTCATATGAGAATCACACATTCATTTTAATATCTCTCTTCTAATAATAGTCAGTGAATTTTGATACTCTAATATTGGTAATGTAATTTTTTAAACATTCATAGGCTAAAATAAAAATATCATCTCACAAAATCACTTAATGACTTTGAATATTGATGATATTTTTCTCTATCTAAACCTATATATCTTTTAGTTTCTTCTATAGACCTATGTCCCAATAGTTCTTTTACTGCTACTATGTCTTTTTCACTCTCAATGTATATCTTGTAAGCATATGTCTTTCTCATGCTATGAGCTGTTATATCTTGCAATCCAAAATAGCTTCCTGCTTCTTTTAATATATTGCTTACTGCCTGAACTCCGATTGCCTTATTTACACCTTTTCTTGATTGAAATATATAATCATAGTCTTTTTTATTTTGTATATATTCCTTAAGGATCTTTGCTACTTCTGGTATTACTTCTACAGTACGAGGAACTCTATTTCTTTCTTTAATATTTTTAGAGTTCATTTTTTTACCTTCATAGATGATAAATTCTTTTCTACTAAGTGCTTCTTTTATATCCCTTACTTTCAATTTCACTAGATCACCAGCTCTATATCCAGTAGTTACCCCTACAATGAATAAAACATAATCTCTTTTGTTTTTATACTTTAAATAATCTTGTATATCTAAAACTTTTTCTGTTGTAGTAATTGGTCTTGCTGGTCTTTTCCTCACTTCATCTCACCTGCCTCTTTGCCCCTCCTCTTCCTCTTCTATAAAAACTATGATGCATAAGTTCCTCTATATCTTTAGTGTTTAGATTTAAATCAGTTTTCTTATGCTGTTTTTTATTTAATTTTTCATAGACTTGTGGTTGTTGACTTTTAATCATCTCATTAATTCTCATAATTTCATCCCTTCCAAAAAATAAAAAACACTTAAGACTTAATTATCCTAAGTGTTAAAAATGGGGAACTGAGTACTTGAATTTAACAATCTTTGTATTTTAATTATAATCCTTTGTTTTGGCAAATTTCACTGACAAAAAACTGACACATTATTCCTCAACTTTAATTCTTTTCCCTTTGTACGCCACTACTTTGAAATTTTTATAAATATCTATATAGCCTAGGTAATTCTGTTGACCATCTATAACGTTAGCTTTTTCTTCCTCTGCTTCTTTGCCAGTAACTAAAATGCCTTTCCCTCTAAAAGGAAGGTCTGTAATCTCAATATGTTTATCTAAAACCACTAATTTCCCCCCTTTTAAGATAATATTTTTACTGCCCCAGTAATAAAATCTATATAATTAAAGCTTTCTTTATACTCACCTAAGTTTGTATATTTAACAGTTATAAACTCTTTGGTTTTATTAATTATGGTACCTTTTCTTATGTTCCTGTCTACACTCATATCTCTTCCATGTGTTTTGGTTTGTAGCTTTATAGTTTGTCCCACTTTAAATTTTGAATTTAATTTTTGAACTTTTTTCTTTTTCACAGTAACCACTCCAAATCACTTAATCTTTAAATCTAAGTATGTTCTTGAATATACTGAATTACCTCTATTAGCATAAGGTTGGCTCTGCTCAAGTATTTCAACATTGCCTTTTTTAAGTTCCTCTATAAACTTTTCAACTTCCTTTTTTTCTCCTTGAACTCTTATTTTAACCATTTTCACTTCACCTCTTATATCTACCTTTTTAAGCACATTTAAGTATGCTCTTTACAAATACCCTTGGTATTGCAGTGCTTTTTTGGTCTCCATCTACTTCATAAGAAATACACAAGCTTTCATTATATCCACCATACATATGAGTTACCTTTGCATTAAAGGTTCTATCTGGATAAGCAACTTCTATAATGTCTCCCACTTTAACTTTGCTCAGAATATCTTTTATATCTATTATTTCTGCTTGTACTACCTCATTTTCAGAATAAATTGCCTTAACTCCTTGGAACTCAAGTACCCAACCTATTGAATTGATACTTATTATCTTATCTGATAATTCCACAAGGATATTTTCATCACCTCTTCTTCTAATTTCCTTTGAATCCTTGAACTTCTGTTTTAGGTTAAGTAGTTTTTTCTCTTGGATTTCATTGGCTCTTACTTCATTTTTATAATAGATGATCTTATCCATAGGAAGTACTGGTAACTTTTTATTCTTAGTAAACTCTTCGTTGCCTTCAGCATTTACATATATAGTTTTAAATTCAGTTTTCTCCTGCAGTTCTATCCCAAGACCTCCACTGCAATAAATAATTACTCTACTCAAATTCACATTTTCATATATCTTGTTTTTATCTAGGAATTTTTGATGTGAATCTGTTAGTTTTAAAGGCTTCTCAGTTTTCTCATTTTCTATAGGTGTAATTTTTTTGGGACTTATCGTTAATAAATCCTTGTTTTCTGTAACTTCTTCTTCTGTTTCTGTAATCAACCTAGTCTTTTGTGTAACTTCAATATCCCATAAAGTTAACTGAACATTTATGGTGCTATTCTTTTTTTGCACATTATTCACCCCTTTGGTTGACAAATTAACGTTAAAATCCTATTTCAATTGACAACTTATTTTGGATCATTTTCCCTTATATGAATCTAAGACATTACACACCATTTGAATTACATTATCAAATACTCTATCAGTAAAATCCTCTAATGACATAATAGTCTCCCCATCATACTCAATATCAATTTCGTCTAAAGCACTATCTCTTATTTCTTCAATTCCTTTTACACAATCTTCATTTATCAACTGATCTTTATCGTAGGAACAATCCTCATTTTTTAAAAAGGACTTAATTTCTTCTATTAACTCATTTTTACTTTTCATAATTCTCTCCTTATTTTCTTCATACTACCTTTGAACTACATCCTTATCACCTAACTACTTATTTCTCTATATAATTTGAAATATATTTTAATATCATGTTGATGCTACCATCACCGTTTCTCTGAATTTCAAATCTATTGTTATCCTTATATGCATCTTCAGATATATATAAATCTATGTCCCTATCTATTTTTAGCCTTACTCTCTTAAGTTTTTTATCAACATAATCTTTGTCAATATTTACTTTTTCTTTAATTCCATACTCAGCTGCATATTCCTTAAAACTCTCTTTTATCTCAGGATTTTTTGGAAATGTTTCATCTGCAAACTTTTCTATGTCTATAACTTCTTCTTGTCTCAAAGTTTCTTTTACTTTTCTTCTGACTTGCTCTTGTTTATCTGCATTCTCACTTAATGCATTTTGAGTCCATTTTTCAGTTAGTTTAATAAAATCTCTGGTCTCATCTCTTTCATTATCAATAAGTGTGCATCCTAAGTAACTCTGTGAGAACCAATTAGATCCATAATCTTCTGCTGATTTATTTTTTAACTTTTTATCAATTACCATTAGGTCATATTCATTACTCTGGCATAAAACCTTTATAAATGCACACTTTTGTATCCTTGAACTACTCGCTGGTAGCCCTGTAAACTGAGGAACGATATCAATTCCTATCTTATTATCCACATACTGTATATTGTGTAAATAATTCTTTATATAATCCATTTTAAAGATACTTAAAAACATTCCATACTCGGTAGAAAATGAAACTGTCAGTATGTCACAAGATGGTATATTCCCTTTTGCCCTCATTAGTATAAACATTTGTCTTGCTAATTCTTTAGAGACATCTAAAATGTTGTTTTCCCCATTTAAATATTCCTGTGATAAGTCCTTTACTATACTTTTTTCTTTATTAAATCTAGCATATTTTAAACCTTCATCTTTGAGGCATCTTTGAATATGCTTCAAAAGAAAATTATAATTTTCCTCGTTAAGATCTAGCGCAAATTCATTTAAAATTGGTTCCTCTGAATTGTTGTCCAATATGTGAATAACTGCTTCTCGTATATTTATTTCTCTTATATACTCCACTTTAATATCCCCCTTATATCGCTTTATATTTGAATTACGACGTAAAAATACCGTAAAATTCATTTGAATAATACGGTATTTAAATAAAATATTCATTTTTATATTTAGACTATTAAAAGAGAAGAATGCAAATCATATTTATTTAGAATTTTCTTTTATTTCCAAACCTTTTTTTATAGCTTTTTGTATTATTGGGCTACAGCATTTTCCTAAAGGATTTTTAGTTTCACATTCGCCATTTTTCATTGCACCTGTTAACACTATTATATCCTTAATATTTTTTGCACCCTTATTAATAACTGCCTCGATAATTTGCTCTTCAGTTACTTTATTGCAATAACAAATATATTTAGGATTAGAATCACTTTTAAACCAAATAGTTTCCTTCAAATCTTCCTTATTAAATTTAATATCAGATTCTTGGCTAAAATATGTTATACAACAATTTTCATTAATACAAAGATAATAGTTACTATCTCCAACATAGTCTTTTAATGTATTAAGTACCATGTGCTTTACAGTAATATTTTTTACAAATTCACCTTTTTCTTTGCATACTGGGCATAAGTTGTTTATTTCTATCATACTGACAGATTCTGTTTTGCTTCCTCAGCAAGATTTATTTAGAAAGTTCTTTTCCATTAGCTTTCTTTACCTCCTTTGATTTTATAATTTCATTTTTAAATATTTCACAAGTACATATTTTATCTGTATTTCCTTCTGCTATAGATTGTCCTAATTGAATAAAGGCAATTATTCTTTCATCTGAAATAGAATAATAAATACATTTTCCTTCTTTGGTTGCTTTCACAAAGTTGCACCATTTTAAGCATTTTAATTGCATTGAAATAAGACTTTGAGAGCAACCAGTATCTTCTACTAATTCCCCTACATTTTTTTGTCCATTTATCAATGAAAGAAGAATTTTATATCTTGTAGGGTTTGATAATCCGTGAAAAAATTTTGTATATACCTCTATTTGTTCATCATTAGTCTGCATGTTTTACCTCTCCTGTTTCATAAACTTCTATATGTTCTGCATAAACATATAAATATATATTGATATGTTTATACTACCATACTGTTGTTTACGATACAATAATAGCTAACATTAAAAATTCAGTTACTAAAAAATAAATATTTTAATACCGTATTATTCAGTTTTCAAAGAACATTATTCTTATTTTAATTTTCATTAGTTATGTCGCTTTTTTATCACACTACGCCTCTTCTAACTCCTCGAAGTACTTCTGATAAATATCTACTGAATTGCTACTCTTTAATATTTCTTTAACACTTTCATCATTTTCTTTATAAGCAGTATGCCTGTTAAAATCTCCCTTAGCTACAGTAAACCAATTTCCTTTTACGGTCCTGTACAATACTGTTTCTCTATTAAATGGAAGTTCACCCACTACTGTTTTCTCTTTATAAATCTTTCCAAATTCCAATATTTTTTCTGATGTTTCTGTATTGTATTTTTTATTTTGAATTACAAATATCATTACTTACCTCCAATTTAAAGTTTCTGTATTAACTTTTATTTGACTTCTTAACCACTCGTCAAACTTGTCCCCAAACCTATCTTGTAAAGCTCTATCGTCCTTTATTCCATGCTCTTTCATGAACTCTTGCCACTTCTTACTTACCCACAGCATATACAGCCAAGGTTTCTTTTTAAATTCTTCTAAGCTATTGCCATGATCCAAATAAAGTTGAAACCTTGGTTGGTACTCTTCATCAAATAGACTTAGCTGCTTATTCATTTAAATTTTTGTCCCCAAATTCTCTCTCTAGCCTCTCAATTATTGTCTCTCCTCTAGCCTTATCCTCTTGTGTATGATAGTACATTCCTGTAACATCTGCGGTATACCCAATTTTATCCTCTTTAAATTTTTCTAGTATTTTTAATTCTAATTCTCCATTTGATTCAACATACTCTAACCCTATGACAAGTGTTGGAGTTTCTAGCTCATTCCTTGCATAATCGTCATCATATGCAATACAGTCATGTAGCTCTTCATTTATCTCAATTGCAACTGTGTCTTCATCACTGAAGTTCTCTAGTAACTTTTTTAAATCTTTTATTTTCATATTGGCTCCTCCTATAATATTCACTTATGCAGGTTCAATATTTTCTAGCTCTTGGAATGAAATAACTCTTAAAAACCCATCTTCATCAATTACAATTAACTTATAATCATTCATATTTTGAATTTCCACCGTCATAGACGATCCATCTTCAAGCGATACTATCACACTATCACCAGCTTCAAACTCATAGTACTGGCCTTTCTTATTTCTTACTTCTAATTTTTTAAAAACATTTATATCCACGATTTATCATTCCTCTCTTTAAAGACCTAATCCAACTATTCCAAATAGTTGAATAGCGAACCTTCTTATTGCTTTTTTCTTAATCCTGTAGATATTTCTTTCGCAAGTACACATCTCTTTTTCAAGTTCTTCTCCACGTAAACAATCTATGTAATAGGCTTTTAACACCTTTCCATCTTCATCTTTTGCTAGTTTAGAGAGTATATTTTCAATAAAGGCTATCTTCTCTTGTGTTCTCCTTAGCATTGATTCCTTGGATTGCTTTTTATAAATTAGATTTATTAACTTATCATCTGGTAGTGATGCTCCACTTCCTTGTGGCATACCTGAATAATCTAGACTCTTTACTGAGCTAATATCCTCTTCCAATAAGTGAATTTCTGCTTTAATATTTTTAACTGAATCCTTTAAGTCCCAATAGCCTTCCAAATACATTTCTGCGTCTTTGATTATGTCCATACACTCTCCCCCTCATCTTATAAATACATTTTTATAAATGTCTTTGATGTTATTCCTAATGTCCTACAGGCTTTATCTATTGCTGGTCCAATGCATTCTTCATACTTTGCTCCTGTAGTCTCAGACTTCTCTTGTGCTAAAGTGGCTGCAAGTGAAGCAACTTTTCTTTTTAGTGTCTTTGTATCTGCTTCCATACCTTCCTCCTAACCATTTCTTCTATAACTTCTGAAAGGTGGAAATAATAATTTAAAATATAAAGTTGCAGCTTCATTCTTTAATGAATTTAGAACTTCCTTGTTAAGCTCTATGCTCTTCTTATCCTTATTTTCTAAATCATGCTTCACATCCCACAAGCTATCAAGAACGTTATCTTCAAAGCAAGAAAGTTTATTCCAAACTTGACTTTGAACTGAAACAAATTCATTAAGCTGTCCTTCTAGCTTTTTACTCTTTATTCTTAAATTAATAATTGTGCCTACTGTCAAAGCTGTATTTATTAATAAAATTAGACTTAATATTTTCACTTTAACTCCACCTTTAATTTTTATTTCTAGCATTCTCTGTTCTTTTGCTAGATTGTTTTATAATCTTAATTTCAAGATAAAGTTGTTTATACTTCCATCCTCTACTGGTTGAAACAACCTCCTCTTTTATTCCTGGTATCTTAGCCATACTGCACCACCTTATGCAAGTAGCTTTCTAAGTCTATAATTATTTTCTTTGCAGTATTTAAATAAAACACTATTCTCTCCACAGCTTTCTAAAATTCTTCCTGCTAGTGCTTCATCTAGGTTTAAAAGCATATTTATTGTGCACTCAGTCGAAAATACTGTAGGAAGATAGTTTAAATATCTATAGTTAATTATTGGGTATATGTGCTTTATATCGACATCAGTTAAGTCCCCTATTAACTTCCCATTCTTTGCTTTATCTTTGAATAAATCATCGATTACAAGAACTTTTGCCCTAGCATATTTATTAATTAACTTGTTGTAATACTCTTCATCACAGGCATTTGCTTTAAGTTCCCTCATGGTCTCTACATAAGGCATGTACACAACTGGAACCTTTTGCTTTAAAAGATAAATTCCAATTGATAGTGCAATATGCGACTTCCCTGCTCCCTGTTGCCCAAATAGTCCAAAACTATTTTCCCTATTTCCTTTTATCTGCTCAAACTTTGTTAAGTAATTTACTGCTAGTTGCTTTGCTCTTGCAGCATCCGGTGAGAACTGAGCATTATAATTACTAAGTCTTAAATTACTATTTTCAATGTTAATACCGCTATTTTCCCAAAGAGCCTTTGACCTCTTAACATCAACACAATTACATGTTTTATATGTTCCACACTCAGTTAATACCCAACCTGTGTCCCTGCATTCCTCACATTCAAGTTTTTCTTCTTTATGGCTAAAACTTTGAGTCGAGGTCACCGTACTTTGTATTCTCTGGATTATTTGCATTAGGTTTTCCATTAGAACCACTCCTATTCTCATAATTGCCTTCAAGAATCTTAACCATGTTATTTAAATTTATAATCCAATCAAAGTTGCATACCCAGTTATCCTTGTTGGCACCTTGTAAAAAATTGCTTGTACTTACCTTTGTAAATAATCCAGCTACTGTTGATAAATCCTCATCTAACGATAAGTACATTTTCTTGATTTGACTTTTACGCTTATCTGATATAATTTTTACTTTCGGTAAATTAGTGCAAATAGAATTAAATAACTTCACTATTTCATCGTAAGGAATTTTGCCTTTTGCCGTATATATATTATTTAATTCAGTATCATTAATCTCAGTATCATTAATCTCAGTATCATTAATCTCAGTATCATTAGGGTGAAAATATTTCATGTCATGAGGTGAAATATTTTCATGTCCCGAAGTGAAAATATTGCACTTCGTAGGTGAAACTTTTTCACTTCGTAAAATATATTTACCATCATTAATTATTTGACCTAAGTACAATATTTTTGCACTGGTTCTGCTTGGTCTATATTCATAAAGAAGGTCAACATCTGTAAGCTCCTGAAATACTTTTATAGTTGTTCTTTCTGATAACCGTATTAATTCTGCCGCAGATTCTCTGGAAAATATAAAATAAATGTTTCCATCTTTATCTATCCAATTATTTTCAATACTTAGGCTTAGCCTATCCTTTAGCATTGCATAAAGGACACAGGCATTATTACTTAAATTTGCATACCTTTGAAGTAGAAATAATTCTTTTGGTAGTTGATAAAACTTATCTCTATCAACGTCTTGTTTTGAATAATAATTAAAATCCTTTTTCTTGACTTGACTAGCCTTTTTTTCTTTTTTAACCATACTAGTCCCCCCTAAAAGTTTTTTCCTATAAATGCAACTCTTTTTTTGCCATTGGAATACCAAATGACAACTTTAATTTTTAAATTCCTCATTGCATAACCTCCATAAGTTGGCTATAATGAAGAAGTGAGGTTTCACAACTTCACTACAACCTTATTAAGTTTTTTTAAAAGAGTGAGAGCCTGGCCAGAGGCTCTTATATTTTTTTGTATTTTTTTATTATAGTGTTAAAGCACATCCCATCTGCTTCATCACTATAACAATCTAACTTCACTACTGTGTCATTTTCCAAAGCATTTAAAATCTCTTTAGTTTTTGATAGTTCCTCAGCAAAGTATTTAAGCCATTCCCTTTCTTTATTAAGAACTTTTTCATCATCTTTATGCCTTTCAATATAACTTTCTTCTGCACGTATATTCTCTTCAATCTTCTTTACGCTATCTCTTAAAGCTGCCCTTATTACATACGCTTGGTCAAAGGATAAATCATCTATTCTGCATTTCATTGCTGTATTTAATTTATCTCTTAACTTAATACTTTTCATAGAACATACTCCTCATGATCTTCAAACCATCTACATCTTACGCATCCATCTACAATAATAAAGTCTAATTTTTCTCCTGCTCTATCGATTACCTGTACTGTACTATTATCTATAAGATTTAAAGATACAGCATTCATATTGAAGTGGTTTTGGATATGTTGTATTATTACAAACTGTTCTACTGTTTTCGCTTTCATTTCACTCTCTCCTTAAAATTAAATTTTTATAAGCAGCAACTTTCTTTATGTATATGCATACAATATATTGGATCCATATTTGCATTTTAGGAAATTGCTTATTTTAAATAGGCTATTAGCCTATTTAGTCTTAAGTTAACTACATTCTTATCTTGCAATTATCAGCTTTTAGCACCTCTATTAATTGGCTTACCTCTTCTGGGTGGAGCTTTCTAACAAGTATGTTCGCTAACACTTCTGTTGCTTTATCCTCAAGTTCCTCCATGTTGTCTGGATAATTTACTATTACTTTAACTCCCAAGCTCTCTTCCTCCCCATAACTGCTAATATATATTATTCAAACTTCGCTTTTTATTTCCAATTAACACTTAAAATTAATTTGATATATTCTTATAATTAATCAAGCAGTCAAAAAGCAAGAGTTTTTTAAAAATATTTTTTAAATTTTTATTTTAGGTTCTTGTAAGCCCATAATTTAAGCTCACAAACATTCTGCTCTACCTGCTCAAAGAACTTTATAATTTCCTTTAACTGTGGTTTTTCATCATCATCTATAACCCCATCTTGAACTATTTCTAACAATTCATCTTTTGACTTTTCAACATCTCTAAGGGTATTAAGCATTCTTAGGGTTATAAGCTCTATTGATTTAACTTCTGCTGCTGATACCATACCAACTGCTCCAATGGGGCAATCTCTTGTGCAATATAGGTTTAATAGCTCTGGAGCATTATAAACCTCTGCCATCATTACCACTGCTTCCACAGGAACTATCTTGCATAAACCAAGTTCATACTTAGTTAATGCATCTTTAGATATTCCTAAGTGTTCAGCAGCTCCTTCTCTACTGTTAAATGCATCATTAAACTTTGCAGCTGCCAGTCTTGCCTGACAGTAAACATTATTTGATGCTTTTGTAACTGTTTTAGCCATTATAATTTCTCCTTTCCACGAATCTCTTTCATATGCTAAAATCATTTTGAAAGGGGGTGTTGATTTGGATAATGTTAATTTTGTAATAAAATCAGATGATATTCTTAAAATTATAAGTATCCTAATAACTGCTTTTACAACTTACTTTGTTACAAAATACACTACTAATAGACCCAGAGCATTTGAAATAAAACAACTTCAATTAAAAAATGTATATCTTCCAATATATAAATTAATTAGATTTGATTTGAATAAAGAAATCTCTAAATCTACAGCGCTTGAATATGCTACTAAGATAAAACCAATATTAATGGATAATTTTGAATTAGCTTTTCCACAGCTCCATACGCTAAACGATTTATTTATGGATGCTATAAGAGATGATGAAGACTACCAAGAAATTTTTTACAAAATATGCTATCAAGTTAATTTAGATTATGTTATATTAAAAAAATATTTAGGCTACCCATCTGAAAGTTCTTTTAGCATATTTAAACGTATGAATAAAAAAGATAAATTAAAGTCCATACTTGGCTGGGCATTTATCATCCAAATCACTAGCATGGTTCCACTACTTATTATTGTGGAAAAATATCTTAATTTGAGCTTTAACCAATTTTTATTGGTTTACCTTGTTGTTTTTTTTCTAATAACTTATTCTGGTATGCGAATTAACCAAAGAAAAAGCTAATCAATAATCTTTAAGTAAGTATAAAGCATTAGCAAATATACTACTAAAGTTATACCGTATCCCACATTTTCTGATATGCATACATAAATAGTTGTTACTATTACTGTAATGACTATTTCTTTTTTTACTAACATATAAATTCTCTTCTTCCCTCCCCTCAATATTGCTTGACAATACACTTTAACTACTTCTTTAGTGCCTGTCTTATGGATTTATTTTCCTTAACTTATATTGGATAATTTAATTAATGAGTAAATAAGTTAATTTTATTCACACTTAATTTAAAATAAAATCCTCAAAATTTAGCTTTTCGCTTTTACAATAATCTAATAAGGCCCCGAAAAAAGTAGCTCCTGCACATGCTCCAGTGGAAAGAATTTTAGATACATGACTTCTTTCTACACCAATACCTTTAGCAAAGGCGGACTTGTTGCCATTATATTTTGAATCTATTAAATTTTGTAATGCTAAAATATTAGGCTTCATATTATCACCTCTTGTTAATTTTTTTCACACCTTAAGTATATAGGCTTTTTTTTATCTTGTCAACTATTTTCACGCATAATGTGAAAAGATTTTACACTATGGCATGTTGAAAATATTCACACAAGAAACTATACTAATTGTAAGGAGGTGGTAATATGTTTAATAAAACAAACTTTAAAATTATCTTAGAAAAAGCACTGGGCAATAGAACTAAAATGCAGTACTCTGACGAATCTGGTGTAAATAGAACTTATATATCAAAGTATTTAAATGAAAAATTGGATAATCCACCTAATCCAGATATTATAAAAAAACTAGCTGAAGTAGCTCAAAATAATGTTACTTATGAAGATTTAATGATAGCTGCTGGTTATCTAGCAGAAGATACTAAGACAGAATTTAAACCAGTATTAACTGCTAAAGATGAGAAGGACATTGCGAAGGAATTAGATTCTCTTATGACTAAGTTGAAAAATGAGGAATCTGGCCCACTGTACTATAATGGTAATGAAGTTGAAGAAGAAGATGCTGAATTATTTAAGGGTCTTCTTGAAGTAGCATTGAAAAAGATAAAAATTAAAAATAAAGAAACTTATACCCCTAAAAAATATAGAAAATAATTTATTTATTATTTTATTTATTTTTAAGGGGATGAGTATTTTGCATCGATGGGTAAAAAGGAAAGTTAATGCTCTTATAAAAAAGTATGGTACTAGAGATCCATTTGAGTTAGCCGAGGCTCTTGGAATTATTATAGTCATAGGTAAAATGCGAAACATCTCTGGTGCTTATCTTTATCACGAAAGACAAAGAACTATATTCATAAATGAAGAACTAGATGAATTTGAGAGAATAGTGGTCATGGCCCATGAACTAGGTCATGCTGAATTACATAGATATGAGAATTGTTATTTTATAAAAAATAAAACTCTTTTATTGACTTCAAAACTAGAAATACAGGCTAATTGTTTCGCTGCTGAGTTACTAATTGATGAAACTGCTATTAGTGGTTCTTATTTAGAGCAAATAACACTTGATGAAGTTGCTTGTCACTTTTGTGTTCCAGTTGAGTTGGTTAAGTTGAAAGAGTTTTAAAATTATATATTTAAAACTGAGGGGATGGTAAAATGGGGATACTTTTAATTGGTCTAGTTATTTCACTGATTTGGGTATTTAGATCAAAGAAAAAACTAAAGTCAAACTTGGATAAAACAATTCGGTCTCTTGAAGAAAAAATTTCTTCTTTATCAAAATATGAATCAATATTAGATGCAGAGGAAGAGGCTACTAAAATTATAGAAAAAGCAACTAATGATTCTAACTTACTAAAAAGCAGATATGAGTTAATACTATCTGTTGCTAACTTGAATGCAAATAAAATAGTTGAGGAAGGTAAACTTGCTAAAAAAAAGGCTCTTGAAGATGCAAATGAAATTAAACTTAAGTATGAAAACACCTTATCTGAAGCAACTATAGAAGCAGGTAAAATAATTGAAACTGCGAAGAAACGAGCAGATGAAATTGCTGGTGAAGCACTTGTAGCATTAAAGGAAGCAAATAATTTAGAAAAAACAGCACAAGCAATGAGAAATATAATTGAAGGTTACGGTGATAAGTACCTAACCCCTACATCTGGGTTGCTTGATGAATTGGCAGAGGATTTTGGATATACAGAGGCTGGAAATGAATTAAAGAAGGCACGTGAAAGAACTAGGTTGATGATTAAAAATGGAACTGCTGCTTCATGTGAATATGTTGAAGCGAATAGAAAGACCACTGCAATTAACTTCGTTCTAGATGCCTTTAATGGAAAAGTTGATACTATACTTTCCACTATAAAACATGATAATTATGGAACAATAGAACAAAAAATTAGAGATTCCTTTTACGTTGTTAATAATTTGGGGAAAGCCTTTAGAAATGCAGTAATAACTGAAGAGTATCTTATTTCAAGATTAGAAGAATTGAAATGGGGCGTGGCAGTTCAAGAATTAAAACTTAAAGAAAAAGAAGAACAAAGGCTTATTAAAGAACAAATTAGAGAAGAAGAAAGAGCTAGAAGAGAGTATGAAAAAGCTATAAAAGAAGCCGCTAAGGAAGAAGAAATGTTGAAAAAACTAATGGAAAAAGCACGAAAAGAACTTAGTGAAGCCAATGAACAGCAAAGGGAAAAATATGAACAACAGCTTAATGACTTAAATGAAAAACTAAAACTAGCTGAAGAAAAGAATCAAAGAGCAATATCAATGTCTCAACAAACTAGATCTGGGCATGTTTATGTAATCTCAAATGTAGGCTCATTCGGTGAGGATGTATATAAAATAGGTATGACAAGAAGGTTAGAGCCTTCAGATAGAGTTAAGGAACTTGGTGATGCAAGTGTTCCTTTCTCCTTTGATATTCATGCAATGATTTTTAGTGATGATGCTCCAAAGTTAGAACATGAGTTACATAAAACTTTTATGAAAAATCAAATGAATAAAGTTAACCTAAAAAAAGAATTTTTTAAGGTTAATTTAAAAGAAATTAGGGAAAAGATTGAAAATCAAGGCATACACGCTAAATGGACAATGGTTGCAGAGGCAAAAGAATATAAGGAGAGCCTAGCCTTAGAAAATGCCTTTGCCAATAATACATTTGATCAAGAAAGTTGGATAAACTCGCAACTTCAAAATAATAATATAGATGATGAAGAGGTTTAGAGTATGAGTATTTCATACTCTTCTCTATTAAATGGGGTGAGAACTTGAAAGTAGCAATATATTCTCGTAAATCTAAATTCACTGGTAAGGGTGAATCTATTGAAAATCAAATTCAAATGTGTAAAGACTATGTTAATAATACTATGAAAGATAAAGATATTACTGAGTTTTTAGTATATGAAGATGAAGGTTTTAGTGGTGGAAATACTAATAGACCTGAGTTCCAAAGGCTTATGGAGGATGCCAGGACTAAGAAATTTGAAGTGCTTATCTGCTATAGGCTAGATAGAATTTCACGTAACGTTGCAGACTTTTCAACTACTTTAGAAACTCTTCAAAAATATGATATAGATTTTGTAAGTATAAAAGAGCAATTTGATACATCAACTCCTATGGGAAGAGCAATGATATATATTGCAAGTGTTTTTGCACAGCTTGAAAGAGAAACTATTGCGGAACGTGTAAAAGATAATATGCTTGAATTATCTAAAACGGGTAGATGGCTTGGGGGTATTGCTCCTATAGGTTATGAGTCTACTCCTATAGTCTATTATGACCATGATATGAATGAAAAAAAGATGTTTAAGCTCTCACAGGTTACTGAAGAACTGAAAATAGTAAAGCTCATTTTTGATAAATACTTAGAATTTAAATCTCTATCAAAAGTAGAGACTTATCTTTTACAAAATGACATTAAAACTAAAAAAGGAAATGATTTCAATAAGTCTAATCTTAGGGTTGTTTTAACTAATACAGTTTATGTTAAAGCTACTGAGGATGTAATGAATTACTTAGAACAAGAAGGTATGACGACTTGTGGTGTTACTGATGGAAAGCATGGGCTTCTTAGTTATAATAAAAGTAAAACTATAATAAATGAAAATGGGAAAATTACAAGGAAACACAGAGATAAATCTGATTGGATAGTCGCAGTTAGCTCTCAAACTGGAATAATTGAGGCTAAAGATTGGCTTGAGGTTCAAAGGATCTTATTGAAGAATAGAGATACCTTCCCTAACCTAGGAAGAACTCATAATGCTCTTCTTACAGGAAAACTTAAATGTAAAAAATGTGATGGCTTAATGGGGATTTCTCATGGTCACATAAGTAAGAAAACTGGTGACAGATTATTTTATTATGCCTGTAATTTGAAGAAGTTTTCTAAAGGCTCTAGATGTGATTGTAAAAATGCCAAAGTTGCAGAAGTGGATGCTGCCATGAAACTTCAGTTAAAAGAGTTTGGACTAAACCAGGCTAAACTTTTAAATAAACTATCAGAGCAATTTAAGAAATCAAAAGAAAATAATAGTGGAGCAAATCAAGAGGATAATATAAAAAAAGCTATTGCAGAAAAAGAGAGGCAAATAGAATCGCTTTTAAATAAATTATCCTTGGATGATGATATAACCGAATTAATCGTTGGTAAGATAAAAAACCTTAAAACCGAACTTTCTGGGTTGAAATCTCAACTTAGCAACATTAACAATATGAAAAATGAACAAATTGGAAATGAATTAAATATGTCTTTACTAAAAATGATCTTAGATAAATGTTCTATAATTGATACTCTTGAAGATGAAGAAATTAAGCAGCTCATTGATGTGTTTATCGAGGACATCTATTGGGATGATGAAACCAGCTCAATTAAAGTTAACATTATCGGGAGTAAAGGGTCTAAAAAAAAATAGATTTTTTACTTCCCTCTCCCTCCCTAAAATCGCAGTTTAGTACAATTAGCACCTGCATATTATACCAAACTGCGATATTTAAAGAAGTATTTAAGGGTTTTGAATTTAATATTTATGAGGTCCTATATAAAGACCTCCCAGATACTACTATTGCTGAAAAAATTATTAAATTACGTAAAATCAATAACTTAGAGCGTGAAGAATTTGCAAAAGTACTTAACTATCACTTTGATACTGTTATGAAATGGGAGGTTCATAATGTATTCCCCAAACCTGAAAGCATTAAAATTATATGTGATTTATTTAATATTCCGCTTGAGTACTTTCATGATTATTATAAGGTATATTATTACTCTCCTAATGAAATTATAAGACAATGGAAAATAAAAAACAATTTTAATTATGGAGAAGTTACTAAGCTATTAAATATTTCTCATTCTGGTTTTGCAAGACTACTTAGTGGCAAGATTAGTTTATCTTATGAAATGTATTTAAAATTTAAAGAGTTAGAGGTATTTTAAACTTCTAACTCTTTTTTTAACTCTCAATTATGACGTAACATTTCGGAATAAATTAATATATTACGTAATGTGCCGACACATTCCGGATTACGCCAATTATATATTAGGTGTTTTTAATATAATGTTTTATAAGATACTCTATCATACACACTTAAAATCTAAGTAAAAACTTTAAATTTAATATCTTTATTATAAATTTTAACTGTCGCCAATTGACGTTAATTGACGACAACTGGCGACAGTTGACGACAGTTAATTGAGCATGTCCAATAACTTATGGTATTTGGGTTTTTAAAAAAGCCTCCCCCTATATAGGAATACCATAGAAAAAATATTTTTAAATAAAAACTTGACTTCTTTCCTTTAGTTTTTTTAAGAACTAGTACAACAGTTTTTAGAAATAGAAAGGAGAGATTTTTTTATGTATAAAACAAATTCTAATGACGAGGTAATAATTAAAATTTTAGGTAAGTTATCGCTAGAGGTACCAATGCTAAGTGATCTACAAGAGCAACTAAAAGTTAAGAAGGTGTTAGAGGAAGTATTATACAACTATGATGTAATGACTAAGGAAACAAGCCTTGTTGCTGGTGACATTATAGAAAAGGCTCGTATTTATATTGCAACCAAGAGATTGGAAGGCTTATCTGAGCACACTCTATATAATTACGAGTTAATTTTAAGTAACTTAGCTACATTCCTGGTTAAGCCTGTTAGTGGCATAACTACAATGGATCTTCGTATGTATCTTTCAATGTACTCACAAGGTAAAAAAGATACTACGATTAATTCTCAAATTTCAGCACTAAAGAGTTTCTTTTCATGGTTGCAGGATGAGGAGTATATTGTGAAGAACCCAATGAAGAAGATTAAGTTAACCAAGGTTCCAAAGAGGCTTAGGAATGCACTTTCTGAGGAAGAAGTAGAACTTTTACGACAGGCTTGTGAAACTCCACGAGAACATGCATTACTAGAGTTTTTGGTAAGCTCTGGAACACGTCTTAGCGAGGTAGTTGGAATAAATAAGAAAGATATTGATTGGAATGATATGTCTCTATTAGTAATCGGTAAAGGTGATAAACAGAGGAAAGTGTTTTTTAATACTAAGGCTAAGATACTTTTACAGAAGTATTTAGATACAAGAACAGATTCTAACCCAGCATTATTTGTAACAAGCAAGAGGCCCTATGGTCGCTTAGGTGGTCGCTCAATCGAACGAGCGATAGATAAGATTAGTATTCGTGCTAGAATAGATAAGTCTATTTACCCTCACTTATTTAGGCATACTATGGCAACAACTTCATTAAATAAAGGGATGCCATTAGAAGTTTTACAGGCTTTACTAGGCCATGAGGAACCTGGCACAACTCAACGATATGCCTCTTTAAATGGTGATATTGTGAAGCATGAGTATAGACGGACCACATAAAAAAGAGGGTAGCAATTAAGCTACCCTTACTTAGTGAGATTTAATTTCCCAAAACAAGTTACCTAATCTAGTTTTTAATTCTTGGCATTTTTCTATTGGTAAATAACAAGTTTCTGCCCACATTCCTGTTGAATTACTTCTTATATAAACTCCTGTAATGTCTTTAAAGTACTTATCTAAAAAGGCTTTCACTTCAAATCCGTATTCCCCAGTAGGAATATAATTGCTTATTACCCAGTGTTTTTTAGGTTTATTGTCTTGGATGATAGTAGTTTGTACATCTTTTTCAATTCTTAAATAAACACTACTTGCCCAACCTATCATAGTTTTTCCTAATGGAGCATTATAATATCTTACCTTATACCAACCATTACTTTTATCCAATAAAGCTACCCTTTCATCCATGTTAAGTACACCTTGTTTTGGATAATCAGTTCCTGCACCATCACGAACATTTAATGTATCTGCAGTACAGTAAACTACTCCTTCAGCAGTATTAGAAGAACTCACAATAGTATTTGATGAATTTGTTAGTTTAGTCATAAAGTTATTCCATCCTTCCCACCCATTGCCACTCATGGATGCAGGACAATTTTTACCTGAAGCATCATAATGCCTTACTACTTTATCTAATGAAATGTTAAATTCTTTCATCAGATATCTAACCAAGTCAAGAGTGTTTTCTATGGCCTTTTCATAGTTACCATCAGAATTAACACAAATCTCAACACCGATAGAATTCTGATTAGTTATACCATTTCTACCATAGCCATCTCCACAGTGCCAACTAGAATCATTAAACTCTACAGTTTGAATTATGTTGCTATCATCTACAAATAAATGTGCTGAGGCATTCCTATTGCCACCATTGAAGTAATTATAGTGTGCTAAAGCATTTGCACCCTTTGAATTGTTCCCTGTGTCATGGATAACTATATATTTAGGATTATTAGTACCTCTATTAAAGTTATAATTAATTAGTTTTTTCTGTATTGGTACCATCTATTTACCCCCCTTAATATTTTTAATATCTTTTTTATTACCTTCTTTAAGTTGAACTAATACATCTTTTAACTGCTCTGGGAATGGAACTCCTAATCTAACTGCATTTTCTAGGATAGAAAGTCCTTCCATTCCAATGTAAAACCAAATTACTAATGTTCTAAATACCCAACCTTGCCCAATTAATCTATCTAGCATTACCCCTAACATAAGAATTATTAATATTGTAAATTTCTTTTTTAATCCTTTAAATCCAATTTCAGAACTTAAATTCTTCTCTAGGCTTCCACACATCCATCCCATTGCGTAATCAGATACCATAAGAGCAACTAAGACTTGTATTCCTATTTCCCATGCTCCAAATGCCCAAGTTAGTAATGTTCCCAATGCTGCAAAAATAAAATTAAATTTTTCCATAACCTTATCCATTATTAATACCTTCTTTCTTTTATAAAAATAGGCAAAATAAAAACACCTTGTTATGGTGCTCTACTTTGCCTTTAATTTAATTATTTAGTTATTATAGTTAAGTCGCTTTTTTAATCTATTGTGTCTTAAATTACTTGTTGCCTAAGTAGTATTTCATTCTCTACAGCAGTTCTGTAAGGTTCATTTATATCTTCTAATTTCATTGGTTGATTAGTTTTAGGGTTTATACCACCCTCAAGTATTCTTCTTACTAATATATCTAATATAATTGGATTTATCATGCTAATAACCCCTCCTGTGATAATAATAATTGATTTTCTAATTCTTGGATTCTTATTTGTTCTTCTGTTAAAACTTGTGGAATTTCTTCTAGTACAGGCTTTTTAGTATTCACATCAATTTTAATTATCCTATACTTACTTAAATCCACTTGTCCATATTCTAAATCTACAAAATTTAATTTAGTAATATCTTTTCTAGGTAAAACATCACCTTGCATTTCACCCAGTTGCATAAGCATTTCTCCATCTTGGTCATAAATTATTCTATTTCCAACTTGCATTTTTAACACCTCCTATTCTATTGCTATCCATTTATATGTTGCGTTTGCATCTCCTGTTGTTATTGTGAATCCATTTGAAGCAACTGACATATATGTCGATGGTATGCTTTGTGTTATAGAATTATCACTTCTTAATTTAACAGCATTTCCATAAGGAAAGAAAAAATCTTCTTTATAAATTACATTAGCTGTTGAATGAGTTCCAGATGTGCCACCAGAAACAATTATTGAAGTTGGCTTAAAAGATAAGCCAGTAACACTTATATTCCAAGTGCCACTTGATGATACAACAGTTCCATTTGCATACTTCTTTCCTGTGGAAATACTAGCCACTTTATTGATTAAATTACTAAGGCTATCTGTACCAACACTACTCTGTCCTTTGGCAGTTAAGTTTGTTGCTAAAGTATTTTTTAGAGTTTGAGTTTTAGTTTTGAGGGTAGCAAACGTATCCGTATTTAATAACGGAGAACCAATAACGTCTACCCAATTTTGTTTACCATTATTGGCATTTGTAAAAAGTTCATTTATTGCCTTTACTAAAGATGTTTTATCAGTAGTATTTAGTGTCGCTAAGTCTCCCATAAGCGACGTAACTGTTTTGCCATTAGAGTCTTTAATATCATCTGTAGTAAGAGTAATGTCTGCGGTTAGATCTTTATTGTTAACTTTTCTAGTTTTATCTACCTTGTCATTTTGCAAGGCAATTACATCTGCAGATAACTTAGCAGCTATATCTCCATCTAGCTGTTGTTTAATGGTATTAAACCATGCTGTAAAGTCATTATTCCATTGGATTGTATTGGCGTCATACCAGACATTAAACTGATTTAAAAATGCCTGAGTGTTAGTAGTGTACCAACTATCAAAGTCATCCTTTTTAGTTTGTGTCCAAGTTGCTATATCATTATCATAATTAGTCTGCTTCTGAGAGTACCAGCTCTGAAATTGATTAAATATTGCAGTGGTGTCCACTTGATCCACTACTCCATGGACTATGCCACATAAACTATTATTTAATCTTAAATCTGTTATTTCTGCTTGGGTTATTTTAATTATCCCTTTATTAACTCTAATATCTGCTAATCCAAGTTCATAAGCATCCGAATCTCGTTGTAAGGTCTTAGCTACTGCATTTGTAGCAAAGTCACCTTTCTTTACATAACATTTAATTTCTCTATTTAGAAAATCTAGCCTTAGTACTACTCTATCGATACGATTAAGAGCTCCATCAGCAGGAGTTATTGCAATAATTAAATCATCTGTATTTTCATAGAAGTAACCATTAATCCATGCCTTACCTAGTTTAATCCTTATATTCATATTATTGTCTACACCTACAGCCTGAAGGCCCGTAGATGGATTAGGAAATACACCATTGCCAATGAAAGAACTGAAATATCTTGCATAATCTTCAGCTAGATATACCCTGTCCCAATCTTCCCCAACAAGTTCTGCATTAAAAAAAGAACTTCTTTCCATTACCTCACCATCCTTTTTATTTTATCTATTAGTGTTGGAATGTTGTTTCCAAAGGTAGGGTTAATCTCAACTTTTCCACCTTCATAAACTTCTTCTATTTCTGTTATTCTTGTGTCCACCTGTAACCCCCATCTTTTGTCCTGTATCGTAACCATATCCCCTAAGTCATAATCTATCTTGTAGATATTATTACCCCTAGTATTAATCTTGCTTTCGAAAGTCTTAATTTCAGTGCATTCTGCAAGTTTTTCAGTGCCTCTTTGCTTTAATAGTGGTATATACTCAACATCATTCATTTGTACTTCAGTGTCCTCATAAATTGTATTGCCATTTTCGTCTTTCTCACCAGTTGAAGTTGATATAATTTTTTTATCAGATATATCCTTAGCATCTGTAAATAGCTCATATCTATCCAATCCACTTGCAAATCCTACACTAGTCTTTTTTCTTAATACCCCTTCTCCTGCTCCTGCAACTAAAGTAACATTTCTAAAATTATTACTACTATCTGTATATTGTTGCTCTAATATATTTTCAAAATCTCTAGAAAAAATGCAAGGAGCAATAGTATTCTGATTAACAGTTCTATTGACTCCTTTATATACCTCGAATATTATCTTTTTATTAATATAATCTAAGTTATTTCTAAATCCTAGCTGACTAGTTTCAGCTATTTCTTCTACTGCTTCAATTAGATTTTTGTAGGATATACTTTTATTTACTCTTTCTGTATACCCTTTTAACTCTCCTAGTATAAGGTTAGGTATTATTCTTTCACTTGGACAACTAATTGCATTTTTATTAACTAAATTCCTCATGGCTAATTCACTAGAGCTATTAAGATTATCATTACCCCATATTATTCTTCTATCTAAATAGCTAGTAATAAATTTACCATTTACAGTTACTATTTCCTCACCATTTGTATTCAAAGATATATTTATAGTTTCTATATATCCTGCTTCAGTATCTCCACTACCTTTGTAAAGAATATTTTCTCTTTTTAGTAAGTTAATAGTTTCATCATCTGCCAATGGAACAACTAGTTGAAATCTGCCACTTTTAAAATAACTTCTTGTCCACATAAGAGATGTGAACTTATCAATTATTCCTATTAACTCTAAGTTCCTATTTAAAACTTTTAGTTCCATGTTATTACACCCCCAAATATTTAGGACTAAAGTATATGTTAATTTCTAGGTTACTTGGGTTTGTGTCTGCATCATATCTTAGGAGATTATCTCCAACTTCTAACTGTAAGAATGTATCCCCTCCACCTAAATCTATAAGATTAAGAATGTTAGTAGTAACACCATTTAAGATATTTTCTACTCTTTTTTCTCCATAATTAGTATTAACTTTTATAACTTCTCCAGCCACCATTGATTTATTAATTTTTATATACTCTCTAGTATTAACATTGAATAATGATGGATTGCTCAATGTTCCTTTGGCTTTAAATTCAATTATCATACCTGTTTCAACATCACCCTTATTGTAAATATTAACAATAAGGCTTGGTTGTTTAAGACCCATTATAATACCTTTTGATTTTGATATCCCTAAAGGAAAATGAAACTGTCCTTTCCATAGAGCTATATTTTCTTTACTTTCAACTATATCCATCCAAAATGGATTATTAGCTGTGAAATTTATCAAACCTTTAGTAACAGTTGAATTTACTTTACTAAAAAAAGGTAGCGCATTAATTATGCATTTAGATTTTATCTCTTTAATGTTATCTTTATAAAATAAGTATCCTTCACCAAACCTTGGGTTAACTACTTTATTTATTTTATTACGATAATTAATTAGTTCTTCTTCACTTTCAGCAATAATTAAGAATTCTATTGTTTTATCATTTACATCAAGCGTATTACCTAAATAAGTCGCTCCATCCTGATTCATTCCCTTATTACTATGAATATTTACTTTTCCAGTTTCAACAAAGTTCAACAACATAAGTGGAGCAGAATTAGTTAGTTCTAATTCTGCTCCTAAGCTATTTCTATATGTTAGTTTTTTCAACTAATTCACCCCCTATGATTGTAATGCTAACTCCTGAAGAACTCTTCTATTTTGTCTAGCAGTTTCAGCTGGACTTAATGCAGTAGGGCTATAGATGTTAACTGTTTGCTTTATACCACTAATACCACTATTGGTTGCAGCTCTATTGGATGATACTGAAATATTTCCACTAGTTACACTTGGATTAACAGCCCTAGCCATAGCCTGTGATTGTCTAGAAATTTCTCCTATGGTACTCTTAATGCCCAGTGCAAATCCGTCTCCAGTATATTCTCCCATTTTCATCATAACCCTTGAAGGTGAGTGAATATCAAGTATATTTCTAACCTTATCAGTTATAGCACTAGTAACACTTGTTATAGCATCCTTCACTGCAGTTATTTTGGATTTTATACCATCTATAAGCCCTTGTACTACATTCTTTCCTATATCAATTAATTTCTCTGGCAGTTCCTTAAAAGTATTCACTATACCTTGGCTTATATCTTGTGCAGCTTGTTTTATATTTATTAAGGTAGATACTATACCATTTTTCATGGCTGTGAACATTGTTACCGCTAAATTTCTAAGTGTTTCTGGAAGTGCTTTAAAGAAATCTAATATACTATTCCAAACATTTACTATTGTAATTTTGATAGCATTTGTAAATGTTACTATTGTATTTTTTAACCCTTCCCAAGCATTACTTGCAAGTGTTTTAATACTTTCCCATAGATTTGATAGAAATAGTTTTAACTTCTCCCAAATAGTAGTTGTTAGGTTTTTAATGCCATTCCAGGCATTTGTAATATACCCTTTAATTATGTCTAGCGCCCCTGAAAATACTTGTTTAATTCCTTCCCATATATTGTTTAATCCCTCTTTTATATTATTCCAAATCTGTATTACATCTTCTTGTAATTTTGTAAAATTTCCAGTTACAAGGTCAAGTATCAACAAAATTGCACCTAAAAATATATTTTTTATCACTTGCCAAATACCTTCGCAGTACATTTTTAAGCCATCAAAAATTTCTTTGATTCCATTTAATAACCAATCAAACTTATCTACAACAAAGTTAATGATTACATCAATAACGCTCTGAAATATACTCCTTATGCTTTCCCATATAGAAGAAAAGAAACTCTTAATTCCTTCCCAAATTGTTGATATTGTATTCTTAATACTATCCCACATTTCGCTTAAAAAACTAGAAATAGCTTCTACTGTAGTATTAAATGTTTCTTTTATACTATCCCATGTATTCGAAAAGAAATCTTTAAGTCCACTCCATAGATTAGAAGCAACTTCTTTAATAGATTCCCAGCAATTTGCTAAAAAAACTTTAACTTCATCCCAGTTTTTATATAAAGCTACTCCTATAGCAATTAATGCTGTAATGACTCCTATAACAATTAATACTGGTGCAGCTATAGCTCCAATACTTACACCAAAAGCTCCAGCAGCAGCTGTAATAGCTGTAATAATTGGCGCTAAACCCATTATTATACCTATTAATATTCCTATAGCAGTTACTACTGCTGCTATAGTAGCAGCCAAAGTTGGATTATCAGAAACCCACTCAGCAATTTTTCCTATAACCCCAGCAATAGTTTCTAATAATGGTGATAATGCTAATTTTAATTTTGCCATTGCTTGTTCCATTTGTACCGCTGGATCTGCACTAAGTTGTTGTGTAGATTGATTTAAATCATCTTGATTTTGCTTTGCAGTTGTAAGATGATTTCCCATATTTAATAATGTATCTGTTATATTGGTTCCTTGGTCTTCCCACATAGTCCCGAAAAATTGAACTCCTAAGGCGTTTCTAGTAGTTTCATCCTTTACACTTAATAAGGCTTGTGCTACATCTTGCATAGCCTTTTTACCCTCTTCTCCACCTCGTGAAACTGCTTGACCCCACTTCTGAAGTTGTTCAGTTGAAACGCTTGTACCTTTTAATAATTCCTGTGTAGCCTTAGGAACTTCTTGACCGAATTCAGCTAATTTAATTCTTCCTTCTTTAAGCCCATCTAACAAATTATCTATATTCCAAGTACCAGTTTCAACTCCAGCTGCCATAATTGCTTGTATTTCCTGTGCATTATATCCTGCTGCACTTAATTGAGTACCATACTCAGCTATTATGTCTAATTGCTCAGGTGGAAAACCCATTTTTAAAAGTGCATTGGTAAGTCCTAATGCTTCTTCGTTGGATATATTTAAGGCGCTTGAAATTTCATTTGTCTCTTGTATTAATTCATTAAAATCAATTCCTGAATAAGCTTTAGCAATTGTAGCGGCTCCTTGAACTACTGCGGTGTTAGACTCATTACTCGCATCTTTATTCAGTGCCCACTGTCTACGAACTCCTTCTAATGCTTCCTCCGCGTCTACCCCATAGCTAGATACCGTATTAATTGCTTGTTTAACAGATTCAATGCTTTCAGGAGGTACATCCATAGATATTTCTATTTTCGTATTTAAAGATGCTATATCTAATGCATCTTCTATAACATCTGAAATACCTTTCCCTGAGGCTGCTCCAGCAAGTAAATTAGTTAATTCTCCACCTAAGTCTTTAACTTCTTCTCCTGCACTTTCTGCTTCTTTTTGAATGTCTTGAAAGTCACTTTTTAAATTAGTCGTAGCCTTTACATCATCAATTGAAGCCAGTTCTTTCTTAAATTTGTCAAGTTTACTTTCAGTTTGAATTATTTCTCTCTGAAAGGCTCTATACTGGTCTGCTCCAATATCTCCACTCTGAAATTGTTTTTCCACTTGAGTTTGTGCACTTTTAAGTTGTTCTAGTTTCTTTGTCGTAGTCTCTACTTGTTGAGATAACAATTGTTGCTTTTGTGCTACTAGCTCAATGTTGCCTGGATTAAATTTCAATGCCATTTCAACTTCTCTAAGTTCACTTTGAAGATCCCTAGATTGTTTATTTACATCTTGCAATGCTTTGTCTAATCCTTTGGTAGAGCCATCAATTTCAATAGTAATACCTTTTATTTTACTGTTTGCCATATTCTCACCTCACTTTTAGAAAGAATCAAAATCATTTTGATTTGCTATTTTTGTTTTAGACTTTTTATTAGGGTTATTCATTTCAATCCATTCCTCTATATAATCAAGGCACATTCCAATTGTCATATCCTCTAAATCTTCCCTATATAATTCACATTTTTTACATAAGAAAAGGAATGATTCAGTAGTAATTACATCATCATCCCCTTCTGACTTATCTATTTTTTTTTAGTAGCAATACTCGCAGTAATCATATCTTGAATTTCAGGTATTATTTCAAATAGTGGAAATTCCTCAAATTCATCTAGCCATAAAATAGGCTCTGAAATAGATTTATCTGCTGTTTTCGCTAAACTCCAAATAATATTATAAAACACTTCAAAATCAACATTTTCTAAAGATTCATAATTGCCATCTTTAAAATTACTTAACTTATTTAACTTTATTAATTCTGCAAAGTAATCTTTTCCAAACTGTGCTTTGAATCTTAATGGAGTTGCAGCAGTAGACTTTAATTTAACTTCTTTACCATCAATTAAAATTGACTTTTCCATCTAATCACCTCTTAAGCTCCCACTTTCTCATATACTTTTGTGTACCACGCATTATAAATATTCTCTGGAGTAGATGCAGTAGTTTTAGTTTTAACTGCTAAATCCGTTTCTCTTGGAGATGCTACAAATGTAAGTTCATTAGCATTAGGTTCAGCTGTATTAGTTTTAGTACTTGACCCAACAGTGGGTCTATTAGCTGTGCAATTGTAAAGTATATGTCTGGTTGCTTTAACATCCCCATCAAACTCAAATAACAAAGCGAATGGTTTGCCTTTACTTGTAGCTTTTTCTGTTATTACCATATCAGTTTCATCTTTCTCTTCTCCAAGTGCATCTATAGCAAATTTTTCTGGAATATTGGCAATGCTTAAAGTACCATCATAGCCTTGATTATTTGCAGCTGAATAATATAGTACATCATCTGCATAAAATTCTGTCATGTCTCCACGTGGTTCAATAGACAATTCTATACCACCTGGCATTGAAACTGGAGTTTCATAAGTAATTACACCTGCAACAATTGTAAATGGTGCATAATGGACATTCTTCAATCCAAAGGTTATTTTATTTTCTGCCATTTATATCAACCTCACTTCATATATTTTTTGAAATAAATTTTCTGATTCTAACCATGTTTCTATGGTTTCATAGGGTATATTATTTTCATCTAATAAATATTCTAGTGTCTTTTCAGCTTGAAGATCTTTAAGGCTTGTATAAAGTTCTATTTGAATATTATTAATTCTTTTATATACTTTATCATCTGCGAACAAATTTGAAGAATAAGGTACTAAATAAGTAATGTAAGGTGGACTGGGTCCTGGATTATCTTCAGTTGCTACAAAATGAGAATAAGCTACAGGATATCCCGTAGCCTTTAATATTGTGTTTAGTTCTGTTAGTATCAACCTTTAATCACCTTCTCTACTTTTTCTAAAAATCCATTAATTGCTTTTTCTTCAGCAGGTCTAATATGGACTTTGGGTGATACTCTCCCACCATTTACTTTTGCATGTCCATATTCTAAAAGGTGAGTTAATTGATAATCTGTTTTATTATGAACTATTTGAGCAGTATCAACTTTCTTAACTGCCCAACCTTTAGCATAATCTCCAGAATCTTTAGGACTAGATTCTTTTAAATTATTTACGGTATCCTTTGCAACTTCAAGTTTAGCTTTCTCTAAGCCCTCTGTAATCTCTATAGTGTACTCTTTTAATGCTTTAGCTATTTCTTTAGATATATCATTTATATTAGTCATAGTTATACCTTCTCACAAGTAAGTTCTACTTCTTCAGGACCAGTTGCATAAGTACGAATTACCTTGTACTTTTTACCTTCAAATTCAACTTGCTTTTCTCCATTGTATTCATAACTGTGGATTACAAATATAATCGTTGGTTTTAACCCATTAACGGCTGCATTATAAAACTCAGTACGTCCAACTGATTTAACATCACAGAATATACTATTTTTAACCTCAATAGGTATTTGATTTCCTATTTCATCAAAGTTATAAGTTTCTTGAATAAGATTTATTTCATTAACCCACATTATACAATCACCTCTGTATTGTAATCAGAGCATAAAGCCAAAGATTGTTTTAGTAAATCATAAGATTTTTGATATTTATCACTATCTTTATTGTCTAGTCCAAAATTAGCCTTACAATACACTATTATTGCTCGTTGAATTAATGGATCTAATTCATTTATAACTTTTATTCCGCTGATACTTAAATCTAACTTACAAGCCTCTATTAAATCTGATATTTCAGTATCCATTACACTAGATTTAATCCTAAGTGCTAATTTTACTTTCCCTAGCATTTTATACCTCCTAAAGAGGAAAGGTTACGTAAAAACGTAACCTTATACATTCTTCTTAGTCAATGTTACTAATGAGTTTACATCAACAACTTTGCCATCTACTAGCATTAATGCTTTAGTAATCATATCATCAGTATCGTTGTCTTCATACCTCTTTATAGTCATGTTTAAATTACTGTTTAATACATAATCAGTAGGATTGAATAAGAAAGCAAAAACATGTGTTGTAGCCCCTGTTGGATCATAAGAAGTCATATAATCATTTAAGATAACTCTTCTTCCAAGTAATGTTCTTTCTGAACTTCCATTTATTCCATAGTTAACTCTTGCAATTGGTTGACCATTTGTGTCAACAATTCCAATGAAAGACATGAATGTCTTTTTAGTCATAAACCATACTGCTCCATTTTCATATGCTAATGGTAAAGCAGCTTCTGCTGAAATTAAAACATTATAATCTAACTTTGCTGCCTTTGCTACATCAATATTTTGACCTGATGCAACTGTTTCTGTTAATATTCCTTTTGGTTGTCCTGTTCCAGATCCATTTATAATAGATTGCTCTAAAGCTTTAGTCATAGCTTCAACTACATTGTTAACAAACGTAGTTTCAAATACTGGAAGTGCCATTACATCAACTTCTAAAGAGTTAGAAATTGCACATCTTAATTTGTGATATGCGAATGTAATGGAACCACCCAAAGATTTCTTTTGCTTTTCACTTGTTACTCCTTCCGCTACCCAAGATGCAGTCGGTTTAACTGTAGATGTAGGAATTGTTAATCCGCCTTTATATGATGTTCTAGTAACTAAAGGAAGTATCATTCCTGTAGCTTCCATCTTTTCAATAATTCTAGATAAAACTGTTTCAGGAATCATTTCTCCAACATCAGTAGTCTTAGTTGGACCCGCTGCGTTTTTAAATTCTCCTGTTATTGGAGTTCCCTTTGTAACATAATTCATAAATGCTTTTCTATACTCAACAGTATTTGAAAAATCCTCTGAAGCCACATCTCCTATTTTATTATTTTCCTTATTTACTGGTGCTGCAGGATTAATTTTAGTATTATCTCTTAATGCATTTAAATTGGCTAATGCTTTAGCTTCATTCTCAAACTTATTATCTAAGTCTTGAATTTCTTGCATTTTAGACTGTCCTTCTTGTAGCTTACCTTCATTTATTAAGTTTTCTGCCTCTGTATAAAGTCCATTTCTTAATTCTAAATACTTTTCTTTGTTCATTATTGAACGCCTCCTCTTAATTTAAGTAATTGTAGTTTTGCTTTATTTTGTTGTAATAAAAAATCAACCTTATCATTTCTAATAGGTTGATTAATAACTGGATTATAATTTTTAAATTTTACTAGTAGGCTATTATCGAGTTTACCAACACTATTACAAAACGTAATAGCATTGCTTTTCAATGAATTAAGTAAATTATTATCTACTTTTTCATCAGAATACATTATTTCATCAATTAACCCTAGTTCTAAAGCTTCATCTGCTGTTAACCATGTTTCTGCATCCATTAATTTGTATGCATCCTCTTCTGACATGCCAGTCTTTAACATATAAGCATTAGCAATAGTTTTATTAGCCTTTTTTAAAACTTCTACACTATGCTCCATATCCCTATAATCTCCACTGGTTGACGTTGATACATTATGTATCATTATCTCTCCTAAAGGAGACATCTTACATTTACCAGCCATAGCAATTACACTTGCTATACTAGCACATAGTCCATGTATTTCTATTGTTACTTCTCCACTATAATTTTTTAATTCATTAAAGATTTCACATCCAGCAAATACATCACCTCCGCCACTATTTATTTTAATAGTAACCGGTTGACCATTAGCATTTTTTAATGCTCTTGTAATCTTAACTGGAGATGTAGCCTGAATACCATACCAATCATATAGCCATTCATTACCACTTGGTACTACTTCCCCTTTAACATCAATAAATATCATTATTATTCACCTCCTTCCCCGATAGCAATAGTATCTAATCTTCTTAGTGGTTTGTCACCACCTTCTACTGGTGGAAGATTTAAAACTTCTCTCCACTCATTAGGTGTCATTGCCCCTCTGTCTACCATTGCTTGTAAACCTAACTTAGTTGACATTGAAGCATATTGAAGGTTGTTGGCAGAATAAATTATTTTATTGCCAAAACCTCTTTCACGTCTTGAAAATAGTTTTCTAGTATCTTCATTTGTCCATTGCATAGCAACAGGCTCTATTTCACTTTCATAATACGAATTCCACTCATCTTCATTGTACTTACTTTGAACAATCTTCTCATTAGTATTAAAAAATGAGTATATTCTTTGAGTTGTTCTATCAATTACTGCAGCATTAGGTACATAATCCTTAGGGTCTATTTGAATTGCATCAGCCTTACTATCTATACCAGCAGCTCCACCGCTATTTTCAATATTAAGAAAAGTATTTGTAAAGTCTTCTGTTTGTTTTTTAACATCTTCTGGGCGCATACTAGTATTAAACTTTAATAACCACTTTATTATGCCTGAGTTTTTAATAGCTTTCACAATGCCTTGGTCTGTAGTTGATACAACTTCCATTAATGGAAGTAAAGCTTCTCTAGGGCTGTCTCCAAAGATATCATTTTCATTTATATCCTGTCTTAAATGAATAATATCTTTATATGGATAAGTAACTATTTTCCCATTTCTATTAGTAAACTTTAAATATAATTCTCCAGTAGAATCATACTTAGCTTCAACGGATATGCAGGGTATATTGTACATTTCAATAGGATAATCATTTTCATCTTTTAGAATTAATGCAAATGCATTGTTATTTAAAGCCAATTGAGTTGCCATTTTTTCTCTAAATACTTGCCCACTCATATAAGGATTAGGTTCTTCATAGAGAAATCTAATATATGGTTCTGGATTAACTTTAAATCCTTCTACAGCATTATTTCTTATATGCTGCGGAACAAGCTTTCCTATGGCTTTTACTTTAGGTCTTATACAAGCTCTTACTATATCACTTTTATATATGGTACCATTCCATGAATAAAAGCCATTGCCTCTATCTTCAATTAACTCAAATCTAGTTTTAGGTATACTTCTATTTAATAGATTTTTTATAAATCCCATATTCTCACCTCCCTCCTAGATCATATTGATGTAATCATCATAGTGTCTTTCTAGACATACATAAGCATTCAATAAACTTGCCATACCGTCTATTCTCTTTCTTTGGTTATTAGTCTTACATGGCTGAATATTTAGGTTCTTATCTGTTTCTATTGCTGTATTAGTAAGACACCATTTTAAAATTGAATTATTGTTGTAATTAATTTTTTTCTTCTCTAAATCTGCGCCTAAACTCTTCATTGGCCCTGAAAGAGTTTTCTTTCCTTGTATAACAGGCTCCATGCTATCCTTTCCAAAATGGCTTTTCATTTCTTGAACCCAATACTCTGCTGACCAACTATCGTAACCACTCCAAGGAATATAAATATCCCATTCATTTTGCATTTCTAAAAACCATTCTGTTACATGCTTATAATGAACCTTATTTCCTTCTACAGTTCTTAATAATCCAAGGTCTCGCCATGTGTCATAAGGTATATTGTCTTCTTTAACCCTCTGCTCTAATAAATCTTCTGGAAGCCAATACATTTGATTACAATAAATAGTGTCATCACCTGGTAACATGAATATTATTGTTGCACAAGTCAAGTCAGTAGTTGAAGAAAGGTCTGCTCCACCGATTGCATACTTAGGTTTTAATAAAGATAAATCATAGGTAGCCTTATTATTTACTTGTTCAAAAGTTAACCATGCCTCTGATGATGTTTCTCTTATATTAAAATCTTTACAAACTAAGTTTTTAACTAATAGTGAGTTTGCAATAGCTTTATTAACCTTTGTTCTTAATTGATCTATTCTCTTTATTGTTCCTAGTCCTGGATTTGCTTTCATCCAGCACTCTTCATTAGTCCACTCACTTCTTTTGTCAAGTTCATATACTATAGGTAAAAATCTTTCATTCTTGTATCCATTTTCATCTTCATATCCATTAATGACTTGCTCTGCTTCATCATATTTAATATCATAGATACATTCTCTTACTGTTCCAGCGGTAGTAGTTATAAAAATTAATGGTTGTTCCCTTGCAGTAGTACCATCTACGATAACATCATATAAATTTTTATCTTTCCAAGCATGAATTTCGTCTAGTAATGCTCCGTGAACATTTAAGCCATCTAATGTATCTGAATCAGATCCTAATGGTTTAAAAAAAGAATCATTAAAGTCACATACCATCTCGCTAACTAGAGTTTTAATTCTTTTTAGTAAGACTTTTGACTTTCTAACCATTCTCTTTGCTTCTAACCATATGATTTTTGCTTGGTCTTTTTTAGTCGCAACTGCAAACACTTCTGCTCCTGGTTCTCCATCTGCAACTTGAAGATATAAGCCAATAGCTGCTGCTAAAGTTGATTTTCCATTTTTTCTACCAACTATAAGTAAAACTTCTTGATATTTTCTAGTACCATCAATCTTATGAACCATACCAAATGTTGCTGCAACTAAAGCCTTCTGCCAAAGCTCCATTATAAAAGGTTTGCCTCCAAGTTTACCTTTGGAATGTTTACAGTAATTCTCTATGAACTCTAGAGCATGATTAGCTTTTTTAGGATCATACTCCCACTCTGAATTAGTATCATTAATAATTCTCACTAATTCTTTATAAACTTTGAAAATTTTATTGCTTACACTTTTCCTATTGTTTTCTATCCAGTTAAAATATTCAATAATAGGATTATAAGTAAGCTCATAAATAATCCTTCTAGTTTTTACACTTATCATTTGCTACTCACAAAATCATCAAAGCCATCATCGATTATTTTCTGTGCTGAATCTTTGGGTAATAAATCTGTTAATGACTTCATTGCAGAAATGAAATTTTTAATCATGGTATTATAAATTTCAACCTCAGGTGACTTTTTAGTTCCCCACTGGTTCTCTCCATTCTGATATTCACATGTTAACCCATTTTTATTAAGGTGGTCTTGTAGCTCCCTTAAGGTAACAGCCATGAAAGCAGCATTCTCAACAACAGATTGAACGGTCTTTTTAAACTTAGGCTCCATGTCTTTGAATAACTTGTTAAGTTTTGCTATCTCTTTTTTTATTTCTTGTTGTTTTGCTATCTCATTATATCTCGCATTTTTATTGTTCACCTTTTCACCTCATTTCGTTCTACACCCCCTCTCCAAAACTCCCTGTGTGTTCTTTGAATGTACCTCATCGGTCCTTAGGGATGATTGTGTAAATTATTTTATGGGGGGGGATTGTATTAAATCTCCATTGCAATCGAACATCAATCCATCTCTTATTACATCATGTTTTCTTCCAAAGGTTTTCTTATTATGACATGCTAAACATAAGTATTGAAGATTGC